ATCAATCAGAATCTGATGATCCGAAGCGGCAAGACCGTCAAGACCATCTCAGAGGCACGCAACGTATTATCCACAGCAGTGGTTGATGTTGAGTTCCCACAAGATTTTGGTATCTATGATCTCAACGAATTCATTGGAGTACTTGGCCTTGTCGATACTCCACGTCTCAAATTCAGCGACGAGTATGTCACGGTCAGTGACTCATCTGGTCGTTCGAAGGTCAAGTATTTCTTTTCACCTGAAGAAACATTGACAACCCCAGCGAAAGATATCAATATGCCTGAGGCAAACGTATCCTTCACGCTTGATAACGATACTCTCAACAAACTCAAGCGCGCGGCTGCAGCTCTCGGTCATAATGAAGTCTCTATCTCCGGCAAGGATGGAGTACTCAGTCTTTCGGTGGTTGATAGCCAAAACTCAACATCAAATGCATTCTCGATCGATATTGATGGTGACTTTGGTGATGCCACGTTTAACTTCGTCCTAAACATCTCGAATCTTAAGATTCTTCCAGGTGATTACGATGTAAGTATCTCTTCGAAACTCATTTCGAAATTCTCACACAAAGAGCTTGACATTAACTATTGGATTGCTCTTGAAAAAACGTCGACATTTAATACTTAAGGAGTCCTTATGTCTGAACAGACTGAACAGCTCACAGAGCTGGCAAATCGTATCTCACGCAGTACAATTGCTGTTGTAGATGCAGTAACACAGCGTGGTGGTTTTAAAGGTGAAGAACTATCCACAATCGGTCAGCTACGTGACCAATGTGTGCAAGCAGTTTCTTTGATTGAATCTATTCAACAAGAAGATGCACTCAACGTAGACGACGACGAATGATAACGGGGCTTCGGCCCCACCCCTTTGAGAGATTATATTATGCAAGATTTTTTGTGGGTTGAGAAATACCGTCCACAAACCATTTCTGATTGCGTCCTGCCGGATACACTCAAAGCCACCTTCCAAAAGATAGTAGATGGTGGTGAATTACCAAACATGATGTTTAGTGGTACCGCTGGTCTTGGCAAGACTACCGTCGCTAAAGCATTGTGCAACGAACTAGATCTAGACTGGATCATTATCAACGCATCCGAGTCTGGCAATATCGACACACTTCGAACAAAAATTAAGCAGTTTGCTTCTACCGTATCACTACAAGGTGGATACAAGGTCGTCATACTTGATGAAGCAGATTACTTAAACGCCCAGTCAACTCAACCAGCTCTTCGTGGATTCATCGAGGAGTTTGCAAACAACTGTCGGTTCATTCTGACATGCAACTTTAAGAATCGGATCATCGAGCCGCTACATTCTCGATGCGGTGTTTACGAGTTTAACACCACTAAAAAGGAACTCGCAGGCCTCGCAGCCCAATTTATGAAACGCGCAACATCTATATTAGATGCAGAAGGTGTTAGTCGTATTGATGATAAATCATTGGCTAACTTAATTATGAAACATGCTCCAGACTGGAGGAGGATATTAAATGAACTTCAGCGACATTCTATGGTGGGGATTGATAGCGACAGGAGCGATAGTAACGTTCTATCCTATAGTTCTCTCTTTGATTATTTAAAATCAAAAGACTTTAAAAAGATGCGCTCATGGGTAGCGCAAAATGTTGATGCTGACGCCACAGCTATCTTTCGTGCGATCTATGATCAAATGAATGAGAAGATTAAGCCCGAGTCAATCCCTCAGCTCGTCTTAATCCTGGCGGACTATTCATATAAAAATGCATTCGTCGCAGACCATGAACTCAATACCGTGGCCTGTATGACAGAGATTATGGCGAACGTCGATTTTGTCTAGAATCTGGAATGCATGGAAATACGCAATTGGTTCATTTGATGATGAGACCACAAGACCATATGATAATCGTGTGGCTATCATCAGAACCTCTTGGGTAATCCTACATATTATTACTTGCTTATCAATCATTGCTAACTTTTTAATGACACATATAATATGAATCCTTTTGAATTTTTAAACTCAATTAATTACACAAAGAAAGATATCATGGTTGATGATATCGTAGAAAAAGAATACAACAGCTTCATGGTGAATCGGTCTCTGTCCTATTTCCCTGATACTGTTCTTGCAGCCAATGAGATGAACCTGAATCATCATCTAGACCCACGTCTACAATTCGATTTTTTGATAAATATAATACGTAAGCGGAAACGCTTTTCAAAATGGGATAAGAAAAAGATCGACAGTGACGTGGAAGTTATCAAAGAATATTATGGCTATAACGAAGAGAAAGCCTTACAAGTACTCGAGATCCTTTCCACTGACCAAATTCATGAATTATATAAGAAGGTGAATAAAGGTGGAAGAAAATAATCTCGTAGAATGGAACCCGAGTAAGATGCTCGAGGTAACACTTAATGAACCGGATGACTTTTTGAAAGTAAGAGAAACGCTGACTCGCATCGGAGTCGCATCACGGAAAGACAAAAAACTATTTCAATCATGCCATATCCTACATAAACAGGGTAGGTATTTCATAGTACACTTCAAAGAACTCTTTCTCCTAGATGGAAAAAAATCTAATCTAGAAGAGAACGACGTAGCCCGCCGAAATACTATCGCTACACTCATGTCTGATTGGGGTCTTATTACCATCGAGAATGGTGAGTCGGCAAAACCCCTTGCTCCCCTCAGACAAATTAAAATTATCTCTTTTAAAGATAAGGATCAATGGGAGCTTTGTCCTAAGTACAACATAGGAAACAAATGAACTATAAAAAAATCGAATGCTCAAATTGTCAAAAAGAATTTCGTAAAGTGATTGATGCAAGTTGGGTAATATTTTGTAGCGATAAATGTGCTAATGAACACGAAAGAAATAGAACAACATCTAAAAAGAATGATGGAGATCTTCGGCAGTCTGCCTGATCCTGTTCATCAGCCAAAAAAATTTAAATATATGCTAGAACTTTATAGGTTCCTGTATATATAATAACGGATGCGGAATAGGTCCGGTCCGAGTAACATAACCTTGCTTAATTAGGAGGTCAATCATGACAGTACAAGGTGTACATTCACTTTTCCCACGTTCGGCGTTTGTAGGGTTCGATCATTTGTTTGATGAGCTCGACCGTGTCGCAAGGCATGCGAACGATAACTATCCCCCACACAATATCGTCAAGGTCGACGATACCAAGTATCTTATCGAACTAGCAGTCGCTGGTTTCGCTCGCAATGAGTTAGATATCGAGGTAAAGGATAGATCGCTGAAGGTCAGGGGTAAGCATGAAAATCGAGGTAGAGAATACATTCACAAGAATATTTCGACCAAGAAATTCGAGAAAACATTTCGTTTGTCTGAGTATGTTCAGGTAAATGGAGCAGATCTTACGGATGGCATACTTGCCATTGGTTTGGAAGTAGTCGTCCCAGAAGAGATGCGTCCTCGTCAAATTGAAATTAGTTCAAATTCACGAGGAGTCACACATGACAACCACAACACACTTTCAGGAGAATCGCAAAGCGAACTTCTCCTTGAAGAAGGCGGTAACGCCAGTAAGTAACTTCTTTGTGCGCATCTTTGAAGCGTTCATTGAAGCGCGCCAACTACAGGCGGCAATGGAGACAGCACATCATTTGAAGACTCATAATAAAGACTTCAAAAACATGTCTCACCATGAAATCATTCAGCATATTATGAATGATACGACTAAAGGAAAGGAGTAATTCAAGTCGAGTATAGTAGTTATGATGCTACTAGCTGGATTTGGAATTGCCGAAGTTAGACACAAGTCTATGTTAGACACACTTACACACAGAAAAGGAAACTATTATGTCGAACAAAAACCCATTTGAAATCCGTACCGAAATGCTTCAGTTAGCAAAAGACTACATGGATACTCAGTATCATATGAATGTCGAGTTTGCTCAAAAAGCATTAGAGACCGGTAGAAAATCTGTTGAAGAAGTACAGGAAATGTACAAGATGTACTCAATGGAAGATCTGATGGAAAAAGCGAAGGAAATGTATTCTTTCGTTTCTAAGAAAGACTAAAATGGATAGGAGTCTTTCGGGACTCCTTTCTTATAGGAGACAACATGAAATTATCTAAAAATTTCACGATGGCTGAGTTCACAAAGTCACAGACTGCAGAGCGTAAAGGCATCGACAATACTCCGGAAGGAGATCATCTTGAAGCCGCTAAAGCGCTTTTCGAAAATGTGGTCCAACCTGTACGAGACCATTTCGGACCGACTGTACTTAATTCGGGTTACCGTTCCCCTGACCTTAACGCAGCTGTTGGTGGCTCGTCTACTTCACAGCATTGCAAAGGTGAAGCAGCTGATATCGAAGTGCCAGGCGTCCCTAACGCAGAGTTGGCAGAATGGATCCGTGACAACCTGGATTTTGATCAGCTTATTCTCGAGTTCTATACTCCCGGTATCCCTGATTCTGGTTGGGTACATGTTAGCTACAAAGCTGATGGGGATAACAGAAAGTCCATTCTAACTGCATCACGCGTAGATGGTAAGACACAATATAGCCAGGGGATTAACGCATAATGTTTATGACACTAGGATTTATAATTGGATTCGCTTTAGGATGGACCGTAAGGTGGAAGCTAGACGGCATTATTGATTTTGTAAAGAGATTAAAAAACTAATGGCAAGCAAGAGTTCGTTGGGTGTCGCATGGCGCCCTGAATCTTTTAAAAAAGGAACCTCTATCGGTAGAGGTACATTAAAAACTTCTTCTATGAATAAAACGAAGAAGCGATCACACAAAACATACAGAGGTCAAGGCAAATGAGACCAGGTACCCCAGTACCAAATGTTACTTTCAAGAAGAGAGTAAGAGACGAGTCTATAGGAGGGGATAATCCATTCAAATGGACAGACGTAACAACAAAGGATATCTTTCTGGGCCAACGTGTTCTGGTATTTTCCCTACCAGGTGCGTTTACACCCACCTGCTCCACCTATCAAGTGCCGGGTTTTGTCGAGCAACGCGAAGCTATCAAAGCAAATGGAATTGATGAGATCTATGTTATCTCGGTCAATGATTCATTTGTCATGCGTAAGTGGATGATCGATCAAGATGCACTCGGTAAGATTGATTTTATTCCTGATGGTAATGGTGAGTTTACAGAAAAGATGGGAATGCTAGTTTGTAAGAATCATCTTGGATTTGGTTCGCGAAGCTGGAGATATGCAATGATCGTCGACAACGGCGTGATTGAATGGATAGCTGAAGAGCCAGGAAAAAATGATGAAGGACTAGACGATGATCCGTACGGTGAAACAACACCGGAAGCAGTACTAGACTATTTTAATATGTTGAAGGCTGATGTCGTCTACGGTTGATACATGGAAAGGCCCGGAGATAGACTCCGATGGCCATGTATGGTTAGATAATCCTCTCGAAGGTGATGGAGTAATACATGACAAATGCGGAACCCCAGATTGCTGTGGGGAATGTGAAGAAGGTAACGTTTAAGCATTATAGAACAGGAGAGGAGATTACAAAGGTCCTCTCCGAAGTTCCTCACTTAAATGTAAATCCTATTAATGATAGAATTATTTTTTATAATCATGAAAGAGAAGTTTATGAGGACATTGATAAGAAATCTATTATCAAAATTGAAAACCTAACCGAATCGTAACAATTAAAACGATAAATAACATTGAGGGGCACGGCAATGCCCCTCGTATGTAATCAATATTAACTCACAAGAGGAACTTACTGTGAAAAAACTGATCACAGGTTTATTTATATGTGTACTTTGTACACCTGCGCTTGCCAGAGATTATATTTCAATCGCTGGTTCATCAACTGTCCTTCCATTTGCAACAATCGTTGCTGAACGCCTCGGCCGAACTCCTGGTCAAAAAACTCCTGTCGTAGAATCCGGTGGATCGTCTGTCGGTAAGAAAGGAGTATGCGATGGTATCGGTACACAATTTATCGATATTGGTAACGCGTCTTCACGGATGAAGACTAAAGAATTAGAATACTGCGCAAAAAATGGAGTATCACTTACTGAAATTAAAGTTGGATATGACGGTATTGTTGTAGCTAACTCAAAATCAGGTGAACCTCTTAAAATTAGTCGTGCTGAATTAGGTATGGCTTTAACTGCTAAAGTACCTGCTGGAGCAACTGGTAAAAATTATAATCAGACAACTTGGAACGATAATCCTTTTACTCATTGGAATCAAATCAATCCTGAACTTCCAGCTGTAAAAATTCGCGTATACGGGCCGCCAACAACTTCTGGTACTCGCGCATCCTTTGCTGAAATGATCAATCAAAAAGGATATTGTGCAAAAGATCCTCTTGCAAAGAAAGCGTCTAAAGCTCGCGGTGATAAGAAAGGTAAGAAGTGTCGGGCAATGCGTACTGACGGTGCATACATCGAAGCAGGTGAGCAAGACAACTTAATCGTTCAAAAACTTAAAGAAGATCCAAAAGCATATGGTATTTTCGGATTCTCGTATCTAGACCAGAACAGTGATACACTTCAGGGTGCAGTCCTAGATGGTGTTGCTCCAACGTTTGAAGCTATCGGTGATGGCTCTTATAAAGCATCTCGTGCACTATATTTCTATGTTAAGCATGCTCACGTGGATGTAGTTCCTGGTATCAATAATTACCTAAATGAGTGGACTACTCACTGGGGTGAGGATGGAGCTCTTGCTGATGCAGGTATGATTCCTCTTGGTGAAGCTGAAAAATTGGAAATGATTTCTCGTATGAAAGAACTTCCAGTTTTGACTGCTGATGATCTCAAGTAAATCAATATTCATATCAGATATTCACTTAGGTACTAAGTCGTGTAAGGCAAAACGCCTGCACGACTTTTTATCTAATATAGAATGTGAAAATTTGTTTCTAGTGGGTGATATTATTGATGGATGGGCCTTAAGGCGAAAACACTATTGGACTAAACATCAAACCGAAGTCATCCGTAAAATTTTAAAAATATCAGAAACAACAACAGTAGTCTACATACCAGGAAATCACGATGAATTCATTAGACCCTTTTTCAAATTCGACTTCCAAATCGGAGATGTACAAATTCTCGACACGATGGATTATGTTGCCATTGATGGTCGTAGGATACTTATCACTCATGGTGACAAGCATGATTTCTGGATGAAAGTACCCAGACAAATTGTTAATCTTCTAGCACACTTTACTGAGTGGAAAGAAGAGGCTGAAAAAATAAACAAAAGTGTAAAGAGATATAAGAGGATTAGTGCTACAGAATCTGATATTATTAAGTTTGCAAAAAGAAACAAATACGATGCTGTTATATGCGGCCATACTCACGTACCTAAAATAGTAGATGGCTATATGAATACTGGAGATTGGACAGGCCATTGCAGTGCCATTATTGAACATTACGACGGAAGCTGGGAACTTTATTATCATAAATAGGTGTACTTTTTCTTCCGGTCGTTGTATAATACTTTATTCGTTATGGAGAAACTATGCCCTTCTATACATCTGTTAATCGTTATGCAAACTCAATACTCTACCGCGGATATGCTGACAATGGTGAGCGTGTCCAACGTAAAGAAAAATTCAAACCAACTCTCTACGTCACATCTCGTAAACCTACGGGATGGACTTCTATTGACGGAGCAGACGTAGACTCAATACAATTTGACTCCATGAAAGATGCCAAGAACCACGTCGAGATGTACCGTGATGTGGCTGGCTATAAGATCTATGGGGCAAAGAATTATATCCATCAATATATCACAGAGAAATTTCCACGTGATATCACATTCGACCGGGATGCAATCAACGTCCTGACAATTGATATCGAAACTGCCTACGAGGATGGATTCCCTGAACCATCAAAGGCAGACCAAGAAGTTCTATCGATCACGGTCAAATCAAACAAGAACGACTACTACCGTGTCTGGGGCTATGGTGACTTTGATACAGAGAAAGCTCTGATCCAACCAGTTCACTTCATCAAATGTGACAACGAGTTTGACCTGCTAGTAAAGTTCCTTGAGTATTGGAACAATCCGATTCACAGTCCTGATGTAATCACTGGCTGGAATATCCGGTTCTTCGATGTTCCATACCTAATTAATCGCACGGCAAAGGTCGTTGGACTCGAAGCCGTGAATAAATATTCACCGTGGGGACTGATCGATTATCGTGAGGTCACACGTCGTCAGCGCAAGGAAGATACGTACGACATCAAGGGTATCAGTCAGCTAGACTACCTAGAACTGTTCCAGAAGTTTGGTTACTCATACGGTGCACAGGAATCCTATAAGCTAGATCACATTGCATCCGTAGTTCTTGGTGAAAAGAAACTCAGCTTCGAAGAATCTGGTTCTCTTCGTAATCTGTACAAGGATGACTATCAGAGATACATCGACTATAACATGAAGGATGTTCAGTTAGTTGAACGCCTTGAAGACAAGATGGGGCTGATTACTCTTGCCATGACAGTGGCATACAAAGGTGGTGTCAATTACAATGATACGTTTGGTACGACTGCAATATGGGAATCGATTATCTATCGTAAGCTGCAGTCACTCAGAAAAGTACCACCGCTCGAAGTCATACCAGCACAGAAACAATCTTTTGCCGGTGGCTTTGTGAAAGAACCTCAGGTCGGACTGCACGATTGGGTAGTATCGTTTGACTTGAACTCACTGTACCCAAACATTATCGTGCAGTGGAATATGTCAACCGAGACATTGATTGACAGGCAATCAGAAGATGCGACATGTGCAGCAAATGGTTCATTTTATCGTAAAGATCAAGAAGGCGTGATTCCGAATATCATTATTGATTATTATGATGAAAGAACAAGTATCAAAAAGATGATGCTTGCGGCTCAACAAGAATACGAAAAGGAAAAAACATATGCTCTTGAGAAGGAGATTAATCAACTTGAGAACAGGCAGATGGCCCT